AACGTATTGCGAAGACGCCAGTTAGCGTTCCAGCAATCTCGACAAATGGGGCGTCTACGACGACCGCTTTGTCGATGAAAATCATTATGACCGAGGTCTGTCCGTCCGCATTGCTTGCATGTAAGAGTTTCGCAACGTGTAGTCTCTGAGGATTCCGGCCCGGCTTCATTGCCGTTAGGTCTTTCCTGCGGATTGACTTTATCTACAAGATTGTTACGTGACATGTATTCAAGACACTTTTGTATCCGAGCAGCATCAGCAGGTGTCTCTTCTCTTAGCACATAGTTGCACGAAGAGCAAAGTATACCTCTGATACCATAAGACTTTGTGTGATGAATATGGGTAGTTTTCGCATCCATGAAAAGTGTCCCACAACACATGCAGTGCGTATTTGTATAGAGCCGCTCAATAATTTCTTCCGAAACTTGAAATCGTCTAGCAGCATACTCAATACGCTTACACTGCTTACAAATTCCTTCCAACCCATTAACATTTCTACGTTGGACATAGAAGTACTTGGATGGTAAGGTCTTATTGCAGCGTCGGCAAGTGTTATTTTTAATTGTCATTCGTACTCGTAGCTTATCAAGTGTTTCCCGCATATAGTTGCGTTTTACATGGTCTTGACCGTCAAGTTAAACCATATTCTCTTCGAGAATGGCGAGACCTTCTTGGGCCCACAGTTCCGGGATAAGAGCGTCGTTGTCGTTGGCAAAACAAGCCAGGACGGGCGTGCTGAAAAGCAAATTCATTGTGTACTCCTTAAGAGTAATAGTAAGCCCAACATGGGCTGAAACAAAGTGTCGCCTGTTGGGCAACTTACAAACTAAAAACAAAACAATCCCCAGCTTTAACGCTTCTTGCGAAGGCCCAAGGCTTCCGGGTTTTCCTCGCGAATTCGACGATATAGTTCAGGGTTCTGAGCTATCTTTTGTGCGTCGAGTCGACCTCCGTCTCCCGAGGAAATGCCCCCGGTGGCAGCGCCCGAACCGATACCGCTAACAACGTTTCCACTGAAAAGATTGCCGTAATAGTCGGACAATTCTTTCATACGCTGAACAGCTTCCTCGGGGGTGCGCAGGGTTGAGATTTTCTCACCACTGGTTTCGTCAATGTCGGGAAAATCAATCTTCGGCACAAATCGCCCTGTGGGCGTGCCGTCTTCGAGCATCTCTTCGGCCATACGCGTACGGGGTCGAAGGATGTCAACTATTTGGTTAGGGTTGAATGCTTGACCGCTTACAGCCGCATCTTGCAGCGAGCGATCAATGACAGAATTCTTGAACATACTCTCCCAGTTCTTTGCCGCGTTGCGGGCAGTCTCAAGTTCGGTCTCATACCGTTCCTGCTGCTGCTTGCGTTCGTATTCGGCCTGCTGCTCCTTGGTCCGATGCATCTTCTGAAGGTCTTGTAGTTCGGCCTCCATCTTCGCGCGGGCCTCGGCTGCGAGATTCTTATCTTCAAGGATTCCCTTGAAGCTGGCTTCTAGCTTTTGGTACTTTTCATCGTACTTGCGCCGGTCATCCGCCACGAATCGGTTCACCTCTTCTTGGGAAAACTTGGCTTCTTTTGCTTTGCGAGCATCATCCCCTGCCTTCTTGGCATCGGCTTTCTTAGCCTCCGCTGCCTCGCTGGCAAGCCTCGCTTCGGCTTCGGCCGCTTTGGCGATATTCTCATAGTGATCGCCATCACTGCCATCGTCGCCGTCATCGCCTTCATAGCACACAAAAATGGGCTCGGCATAGAATCGGTCATTGAGTTCATTCATAGTCATTACATTACTCCTAACAAAGTTAGTACCCGCAATAGGCTTGCTGTAAGCCTTGTCTCACCCCGCCTACACGGCAGGTAAAAATAAAACATAAACTAGTTGATGCGACTCAGTTTTATGCCTCCCTCGTCGCGAAGGAAGGGTCGAAGGTATCGCCATGCATTCGCACTGGGGATGCCATTCATTAAGTATTCAAGCTGCGTACGATCCTTGTTGTAGGATGTTCGGACAGACGCATACGTCTGACTGCTAATACCCAAGTTTTCAAGTTCAATCTCTGGATCAACACCGTCTAAAAGGGCGTAGGTACTTTCCCAGCAAGCCATCTTTATCGCATCCGGAACAGTCGTATCCGTACCCCGAGGGAATTCAAGGTCTTGAGATAGTGACGCCGCCCGTAATTCAGCATCGGTCACATCTTGCAAGTCCCCATCACTGTCATACATGATCGCATACACAGCAGCTTTTTCACCCTTGAAATTTAGGTTATCAATCATTCTGGTTGCCGCGATAAGTGCGTTTACACGCTCACCAGCCGTAGCTTCAGACCATGCATCTGAATGCATGCTGTAGCTAAAAAACTCATTTGCTTCATCTAGTGTTCCGTAGTATGTGTACATCACTTAGATTCCTTAGTACATTATCCAGCCAATATCCTGGGCACCTGCGGTGCTAACAACCCAAACCTCACTGGGGTCATCAACTTCCAAGAAAAGCTCCTCGCCGGGAGCCAGTTCATAGCCACCAGTCTCAACGTCAGAGTCGGCAGTCACGTTGGACTTCCCAACGTAAACACTGTCCGAGTTTGCCGCAGTGTGAAGCGTTCCTGGAGCTTTAATCCAGATACCTTTGGTTAACTGCCGGGGGCATGTAGTAATCTGAGCGGCTGCAAGACCGACTACTGTGTGGCCCATTCGTACCAAGCCAACCTCCGAAGCTCTTCCGATAATCGTTACGTCGTGCATTATTCTTTCTCCTTGGGCGACTTACCTGCGCCACGTATGGGTTTCTTAGTTGTATCTTTCATCGTAGTGTCAGTAGCTGCCGCACGCTCGGCCTTGCCCTCGGTCGCAGGATTGTCAGAAAGATCGTCTACACCCCGTGCCCCCGGATCAGCACTTTGAGTATCTTCCTTAGCCGCAGTCTGAGTCTCAAGAATCCTCTTAACTCTTGCTATGTGATCCTCACGAGCCTGTAGGTACTCATCGTCTTCAAAGCCAAGAGCCGTGGAGGCCACTTGGTCACCAATCAGGCCCGCTTCTTTTGCGCGAATTATCGTATCGGGATCACTGGTCGAGTAGGCGGACTTTTCAATCTCAGCACTTATGGCCAACAGAGTCTCTGTATCCACATAACCTGAGAAAAGTTTCGTCGCAATACTTTTGGCAATTTCTTTCTTGGCCTTCGTACTGGGGACCGTGAACATAAGTTCCGATAGCTTGGAAGCTTCGCTAATACGATCTGAGTCTGTTTTCAAACTATAACGATCGGGATACTTAATCGTTGCTATTTTTCTGTGTTTTACAATCCTATCTTCATAGGCAGCCCAGTAATAAGCCACCCGACGCTCACCGGCTTCTAGAACCAAGCCAATATAGGAGAGCCCTGCTTCTAGTCCCTGATCGCTAAGCTTCAAAGCCTCTGCGGAGGTCGCTCGCTTGCCTATTTTGTTCGTCACGGCGAGATTGACCAGCTTCCGAACGTCGTCTTCCAACTTCTCCTGTAAGGCCATTGACGCTATCAGTGGTTCAGAGGATGGATGAATAAATTGGGGCCGTTCGGCTTTTAGATCATAGGCACGCCCATGCGAGGCCCCTACTTCTATCTCACGCCCCGACGCCCGCTGACCGCCCCCCATGGCTGTGCCGTCAGGGTTCTGGACGTTTTTCATATGGTCACCGACAGCCCGCATGTCCCGCTGCTCCGTGAAGAAGGGGAAGTTAGCTTTAAGGGCATAGGAAACGTCGCTTGATGCCAGATTAAGCAAAGCCACCTGATGCTGGGCTATATCCTTCAAAACACTCCCACCAATATCGAGCATGATGAATGGGATTTCGCGCAAATGTAATGTCAACGGCTCATCAACACTTAACATGCCGTCAGCCGATATCGTCTGACCCTCTTTATTGTAGAACTGAACCCTCACAAAGCCACTTTTCTTGTCAACCCACATCAGCCTGTACCGCTCAAATTCGCCGCACGGCATATCAATGTCATAAACCTCGTGCTGTGCATAATCAAAGCCTCTGTCACGCAGCAGGAGGGCTTGGAAAGTGTTTGGAGACTCCGGCAGCGAGCAGGACCAAGCCAAAATGTCTTCCACTTGATAGTGGTACAGATATGGACGGGCCGGGCCAATGTCGGCCAAGGTCGGACCCTTAATCTGAGGCATGTCAACAAATATACCTACCTTGCCCATTACCAGTAGCTCAGTCAAGACATCAATGCCTATAAAGCCACTCATGGTACTACCCTTCATGTCGACGCCGCCCAACTCACCTTGCATGGCCTTTGTGTAGGCCGACGTGCCACCCGTCCGAATAATATCTCGCATTCGCTGAAAAATGGCGTTCCGGATATCATTAACGGCCGACTTCGCATACAACTGAGCGGGGGCAATAGCCTTACGGACTGCAAACTCCGCATCTGTCTCGCGCTCCGTAAACTTACGGAGATAGTTCTGAATGTAGTTCTGACCGCCATCGTAGGTGTCCCGCCACTCCGACCAGTAAGCCTGATCGTGAAAATAAAGTGGGTGTCGGGTGTCTACGACACTAAATGATTTGCTAGTACTCATACTCTTCTCCCGATCTTGTATTATAGAAAGCCCTTGATATCCGCACCGGTCACAAAGGACGCGGCTAGCGGCAGTGCGATCTCAGCATAGTTTAGTGCGTGGGCAAAGTGGTCCGCACCTGTATTCAGGTACACTGCGCATGGGTTATTAAGTTCATCGCGTTCGTATGTTCTCACAATGTTTTTCATGTGTTCTCGAAACTCAAAACTCACATCCCTGGGCAGTTTTGTTCGCCCAGAGCGGAAGCGTCCGAGTGAAGCGTCCAGCCAGTTTGTTCGGTCGACGGTGGCGACAGGGGCTCCGCCCTCTTCTTCTGCCAATTGGATTTCCTTTCCAGCACGTCCGGCCCGATACCGACAAAGATTAACATATCCAGGAAATCTACGCGCGAATCGCCGAGCGTCATTTGTGTGCGGCTCCGCATCAATAACACAGCCACTAATTTGCCACTCGCGCATCAGCTTATCAAATTCTTCGTACTCTCCCTTGACAACGCCTTCCCACAGAATCTTTGCGGTTGCGGCAACGTTCAAGTCGCTACTGTACCTGTCAAAGAAGTACTCAACTATAACGACGTGGTGAGATAGTCCGCCAGGATCAATTCCCATGCAGATCATCCGATCGCCGCCCCACTTCGGACGCAAGCCTTCTTTGCTATACGTCCCAACCACAGCATCCATCTGTTCATCAGTTATCAACCCCCCAGGCGGCACATAAGGCTGCCCGAGCTTGGAGTTATGAAACTCTACCATCGCTGACTCGTCGCCCATGCCTCTGAAATAACCCATGATGAGTTCTTTCGGCGACACTGTAAAACTATAGAGTTGGTTGATGTAGAAGCTACGATGCCCATCATCACACTCGACGGTCGGCACCCAGACTGCATTATCCAGGTCCAACCACTCATTCTTTGTCGCGTGGTCCAGTTTGTGCTTGCATTCTTTACACTTCAAATACGTCTCGTTGATTCTTGGATCAGAAATACCTTCACCAATAATCTCAACACAATCCGGCCACACCAACTCCGTTCGACGCCCACAGTGCGGGCACTTGAACGTGTAATGTTCCTGGCTTCCTTGCAGATATAGCTTGTTAATCCCCCGCTTCGGGACGGTGGGCGTTGACAAGGCTAAAACCTCCTTCTCAAGGTGCCCGGACAGCCGTTCTAAGGCCAGCCAAATCTTGGCTTCGTCCATCCGATCAACTTCATCCAATATCAACGTGGCGACAGGAATGGACACCAAATCGTCACTACCACGCGACCCTCTAATATAAAGGTTAACACCCCCCGCCTGTTTGAGTCCGATCGTGTTCGTATCCGTAAAGATACTCTTCAAATATGGACTTAAGGCCAGGGCCGTGTTAAATCTAGCTTTAGCGAAGTCGCCAGCACCCTTTGCTGTTGGCAGAACATACAAAACATCACGTTGTAAAACATCGAGAGTATAAAAAGCACGATTGATGGCAGCCTCTGTGACTCCCATCTGAGCCGCTTTCATGTACGAAGTAAAAGGAGCCTGTGAGTCGTGAACTTCTAAACACCAAGGGTGTTTCCTGAAGCTATAGTTACCGGCAAAGTCAC